GTGATTAAAAGTCAAGAAGCATATCTTAGTGCTATTGATAATGAAATAAAGCGTTTGCAAGCCTTAAAAAAGCAAAAAGAAAAAGCAGTTGATGTATTAAAGTCTTACTTATTACAAGCAGTTGAGAATTTTGGTACGTTTACTTCTGGATTCTTTACATTTTCAACACGTAAAAGTAGTTCAGTTGAAGTTGTTTGTGATGTGAATGATTTGCCAAGTGCTTATAAAACCGCTAAGGTTACCATGACAGCTGATAAGGCTGAAATCAAAAAGGCATTGCAATCTGGAGAGCAAATTGATGGTTGTGCAATTATTGAAAAACATAATTTAGCAATTAAGTGAAAATGATATTGTTTGTGGTGTGGGTTACTTTATGTTCTCACGCTACATTCAAGTCAATGCTGAAACAACATAAGGTTAAATACCATGAAATTGTTTACAATCAAGCAAGACTGGAAACTGGTAATTTTAAATCAAGAGCATTTAAAGAATTAAACAATCCACTTGGATTTACTTTAAACGGAAAGCTAATGAAGTTTAAGACACTAGAACATAGTGTAGTATACCTAAAGGATTTACAGACTCGTAGAATGAAGATAAATGAACACTGGTATGACTTCCTTGTAAGAGTTAAATGGGCTACGGATAAAACTTATATTGATAAATTAAAACAATTTTAAAATGATACCATCACTAGCAAGGAAATTAAGTACGGAAATGTTGACTAATAGACTACAAAGACAACCGTTTAATCAAACTATAATTAACGAACTAAGTAAACGTGCTAATAGAGTTTCTAAATGTGAAGTAGAAGGTCGTAAACGATTAGAAAAAGAACTAGAGAAGTTCAGCACTAAATTAAATTTAGGATATAAGAATGAAGCGTACTCAACAGAATTAGAAATGTTATCAGAGCATAACTATACTTTCGAAGAATTGAGTGTAAGCGAACGTCAGATTTATAATAATGCTGTAAAATTTTGTAGAATATGAAAAAAAAAATAATAATTGATGGTTTAAGGCTTGGATTAGGAAGTCAAGGTATTTGGACTCCAGAGTTAGAAGAAAGTATTTTAGAAGAAATTAAAAAAAAAGAATTAGACGAAATAATCCAACAAATGATTAAAAAAGGATATGGTGAAAACTTTATGAATGGAGAGTTAGTTGTCGCAATGATTAAAGATATGTTAGAAATTTTAGAAAATAATAAATTATGACAGCAGTAGAATGGTTATTAGAGCATTTAGAGCCTAATATTATGTGGACTGATAAAGCTGAAAAAATAGCTGAACAAGCCAAAGAAATGGAATTAGAAAAATTACTAGAAGCGTATGAAAGAGGATTAAATGCCGTGAAACAATCTAAAAATGAATTTGGCAGTATATTTAAAGAGTATTAAGAATATGAAAAAATATTGTTTCACGTGTGGTAAACGATTACGACTTATAATGTACCATAGAGATGATTCTAAATATCAATTAAAATCAGCAATGGGAAAAACTGCCGAATGTAGGATATGCACTTACAAACGTGCTAAATCTCAAGGTGGATTAATGAGTAGAATAGAAGGGAAGTTTGAATTTGTGCCAATGACTAAAATAGAAATATTAAAATATGTTGTGTCCAAATTGTAACTCTAAAACGTCGTGTGGTTGCAAGTCATGTGCTGAAAGACCAGCTGAATTTAAAAGAAACATAATGGAAGGAGATACAATTGAGTGTCCATATTGTCAATTCAAATCTTCTTACGACCTTTGGCTCGATTTTGAATACAAAAGATATGATACCAAGAATGACCTGCGACAAGATTAACGAATCGATTGAATTAGTAATTGAATCAGATTTAGAAAACTATGATAAAGATTTAATTATAGATAGTTTAGAACGTGTTAGGCGTGATAATATAAAACTTCGTGAATGTTTACACGAATTAAAGAAAATAAAGCCGATAATTTAATATTAATTATGAGGGTGATTTGTTTTAAATGGCTTTCCTCCAGTACATTACGTTCTGGAGTTTTTTGTTTTAGGAAATTTAGTTCAGGAATTTTAGTCTAGTTTTTTGTATATAGAAAATTTAGTCTAGTTTTTTATATCCAGAATTTTAGTTCAGGAATTTTATTTCAGGAATTTTCGTCTAGTTTTTTCAGTTTGGAAAATTTACTCCAGCTATCTGAATTTCAGAATTTCCATTTTTGTATATACAGAATCAAAAGAACTAGTATAGTATAATGAGTGTTATTTAGAATTATTCTATATAATAATCCAATCCAATCAATAAAAAATAAATATTACAAAAGACTTGTTTAATTAAAAAATAGTTTTATACACGTGTACGCACGTTCGTATTAATAGAAAGTTTATTTATGTTAAGTTGTTGATATTCAGGTAAGAAGAAAATAAATGAAAATAAATGATTTTTTTTAATCTTTTTTGCACTTTATTTAAAATAAGTTTTGTACTTTTGATTTATAGAAAGAAACAAAGTATTAAAAACTAAAAAAAAGAAACCATGAAAAGAATGATTTTAATAGTAGCAGTTTTCGCACTGGTAAGCTGTAAAAAAGAACAAAGTACGTTTGTCTATACGTACAGATACACAACGGAACAAAGCGAACAATACAGGAAAGAAAACCAATTAAAAGAGTTTTTTATTACTTCATTAACTGAATCAAATAAAATATTATCCAGTACAGAAATAGAAAATGAAAGAACTTTTTTAAGAGAATCAAAAGCAAATAAAAACATAGTTGTAATAAGTGATACTTTGTATTTTACAGCTAAATAATTAATATAAACCTATAAAAAAAAGAAACCATGGAAACAAGAAACGAAAGATTAAAAGAAGCATTTGAAAACTATGATAGTTTAAAACATTATATTGACTTTAATAGTCAAACACTAGAGGATAATGATTTTCAATCTTTAGAAGACTTAAAAGAGTATTTTGAAGATAGAATAAGAGAACAAGAAATAGTTTACTATACTAGTGCAATGGATTATCTTAAAGACAATGATAATAGTTTACGTACATCATTAGAAATTGCTTATAATTACGGCTATGATTTAAAAAATTTAAGTTCTGAAATATTAGCAAGTTTGTTATTACAAGAAGACTTAATAGAGGAACTAATAAACTTTATCAATGAAGTGGAACAAGAAGAAATTTTTAACGATTAATTTAAACATTATGGAAACGCAAAACATAACTTTATTTATTGAAAGTATAAACAATAAAATAGTACAACTAGAAAAAAGAAACGAAATACTCGAAATAAGACGATATAAGCGTATTTTAAGTATCTGTTGGGATAATATAACAAAGAAATAATTTAAACCTTTAAAACGAAAGAAAATGTATATAATTACGGGAATAGACAGACAGGGCAAACGTTTCAGAATAGAAACAGAAACGCCACAACATTACAATATTTACAAGGGGAGTTTATGGTTAAAATGTACCGTAACAGAAAGAAAGAAACTAATTAAAAGATATTATTGATATGAAAACTAGAATTAAACAACTTGAAAAAAGCATACGGTTAAACAAGGTATTAAGACTACCAATGTTTACACTTTGGGAGAATAATGATAAGATGTTAATATATTCAGATACTCAATACAGCCATGCTGAAGCTGAAACACTAAGCGAATTAATAGAAATAGTAAAAGAAACTTATAACGTATCAATAATATGAACGCAAAAGCAAAACAATTAAAACAAGGCTATACATTTACTAAAAACAATTACACTTTATTTTATTCAGTAGGAAGATATTTTTACACTGCATTATATAAAAACGAATCAGCGTATACATTAAAAGAACTCAAAAGAATAGTATTAATAAATCATAACATAAGCATATGAATGGAATACAACAATTAACCGCCTTAATACTTATCTACATAGGGTATACAATAATAAAACTAACATTAATTAACTTAATATAATAACTATGAACTACCAAGACTTTTTATTCTCTCAATTATTTATGAGACATATCGAAAACAATTCGACACAATATCAAGATTTAGAATACGACTTGATATATCCCGAAGTATTAAGACACAAAGAATTATATATCAATTCAAACTTTAATACAGATACAAAAGGGGAGTATGAATGCATAATTAATTATTTAACTAACACAATTTAATATAATAACCATGAAGACATACACACTACCACAAATGAAAGATATGTACTATGAATACATAAACAACTATATAACCATTTCAAGAATGGCAGAAGACTATCAAACAAGCGTAAACACAATATCCACAATACTAAACAAAATCAAACTACGATACAGAATAACAAACAGAACAATAATAATATATAAAAGTATAAGCAGAACAAGTTTGCAAGCCATTGAATATATGCCAATAAAAGATGTAATACAACATAATGAAGCAATACAATTAATACAAAATAAATACCCTGATTATGTAATAGAAAGATATAACTAACTAAACAACATAACAAACAATAACACAACCCTTTACATATAGTAAGGGGTTTTTTTATGCCCATACTTTACAACACAATAAAAAACACATAAAAAACATTAAGAAACAATACACCACAAAACACAATACAATACCATCAATTTAATTTGCACAAAACCAAAATAAACCAAGTTACACCACTTTATACAAAACAATATCCAATGCAATTTAAAAAACAACACCGGGAGTGCCAAAAAAACAACACCAGGTGAACACCAGGAGCATCAAACTACAATCAAACTACAATCAAACCAACATACTTAACAACACACTCAATACGCAACGTCTTGAAAATCAGGTGAGAGGGGTACCCCTTGCTCATGGAAAAAGGGTGAAAGTCTATATAGACCTGCCTATAAAATTTCTGGAAAATATCATTTGTAATTTAAAAACACGTATAAAAATTTCGTGTAAATTATTGGATGTGAATTAAAGGTATGCAGTCACGTGTAACCTACACAGACGAAGGACTCTAGTCCTGAGATATCAGAACATTACATACGTTAGGATGGGATATAGTTACTCCAAGTTACCTGAGTGGGCAGGAGTGTCAATCGTTGTCGCAAGGCGACGTTGTCAAACGACGAAGTGAAGTTACAAGAAATAATTGACATAATCAAGTGTTTTGTTAGGTATTGTAATATTATTTGTTATGCAAAAAAGATTATTTTTGTGTTTATTTAAATTAAGTGTTGTTTTTAAATATTTAAAAGTTATCTTTGTGATATAATTAAAAAGATAGAATTATGAGTTATGTAATGAAAGGAAAGGTTAAGGTAGTAGGTTCTACTTTACAGATTAGTGAGAAGTTCTCTAAGAGAGAGTTTGTAGTTGTTGATGATACTAATATGTATCCACAGGACATCATGTTTCAGTTAACACAAGATAAGTGTAATCTTATTGATAGTTTGGTTATTGGTGATGAAGTAGAGGTTAGTTTCAATCTTAATGGTAGAGAATGGGTTAATCCTAAAGGCGAGAGTAAGTTCTTTAATACACTAGATGTATGGAAGATTAGTAAGATTGGTAGTAATGCTGTAAAGGATGCACAAGGACAAGGTTTTGAACCTAAAGCTAGTGTTATGCCAATAGCAGAAGAAGTTAATGATGATTTACCATTTTAATTATGACTGATTATATTGTTTGTTTGATACTTACTAACGATGTAAGGATTATGACTAGAGTTAGTCTGGTAGGTATTAAATCGTGGGAATCTCCAGAGGAAAGAGTATTTGATTATTTTACTCCAAATTCAATACATCGTTGTTATAGAGAGATTAATTGTTACAATGGAGAGTTAGCAGAAGAACAAACGCATAATCAAGGAATAAACTTAAATCACATAGTAGAAATTAAATTCATAAAAATAGAATGAATAAGTTTAAGAAAGGTTTTAAATTATTTATCGGTGTCTTATTGATGCCGATAATGTTTTCTGTATTCGTTGCAGATAGATTAGTAGTTGTACCATTTGTTTGGTTAAAGACTGAATCACTTATGCAATGGTTAAGAAAGAATGATATGATTGTAGAAAGTGTAATCAGAGTAACATTTGCTTTGGTTGTGTTATTAATCTTTAAATGGATATTCTAATGGAAAGTGTTTTTAAAGTAGGAGATAGAGTATTTCATATTCAATATGGTTGGGGTGAAATTATTGAAGAAATTAATTGCTATGATAATTTAAAAATTGCTTTTGATAAAAAGGTTGAATCTTGTGATTGGTGGGATTGGTTTGATAAATCTTATATTTCATTCACAGAATACACATTACAAGGATTCACACAAGAAAGACCTATTGTACTTCCCGAAGTTGGTGAGTTGTGTGTTGTAAGAGATGAAGAAGGGGATGAATGGGAATTATGTTATTTTATAAGCTATAAAAGTGATGCAGTAAGATACAAATTTGAAACATCTTTTGGTTGTTATAATCAAATGAAACGAATTAAAATACTTGACTAATGAAACTATCAAAGCGTGAACTATTCGCAATACGATTTAGATTTCGTGAGAATAGAAAAGGAGTGTTTAACTTTATTAGGAAGTTAAGAAAAGAGAGAAATATGTTAAATGACGATTTAAATTAAAAACAATGAGAAAGAAAGAAATACTTGAATGGGCTGACAACAAGAATTTGTTGAAATACGAAAATAGATTTAAGCAATATTCTAAACTACAAGAAGAAAGTAATGAATTGTACGTTGCAATGTTAGATGATAATAAAGCTGAAATTATCGATGGATTAGGCGACTGTGTAGTCGTACTTACAATATTAGCTGAACAATTAGGCTTTGACTTAGCTACGTGCGTAGACTGTGCTTATGACGAGATAAAGAATCGCACTGGACGTACAATTTCAGGAAATTTTATTAAGGACTAATGGGAATGTACCAACATAATGATACTGGTGTAGTTTGCAAGTTTGTAGGCTACACCTCTGATGGTTCTGTAGGATTAAGAATAGGAACTCATAGTCATTGTTTAACTAAGCAATATTTTAAATCATACTACACAAAGTTTGATGTTAAATGTGGAGACTTATTAGAGTCCGAAAACTTTATAGTTAAGTTCTACCATTTTTTAGGTGATGATTACGAAAACTTCCTTGGTGAACTTGTAGAATGCAAAAGCGGTGGTAAAATTGAAGGTATAAACACTTTCACAACTGAATTTTTTAGAACAATGAGTAAAGATAAAATAACTGAAAAACTAGATAAGCTTAATAACTTAGACCAAAAAGAGGATTACGACTTCGTTAATCCAGAACACTACAAACGTGGTAGCATGGAAGTAATAGACATGATGAAACTTTTATGGGGTACAGAAGCGTTAATTTTGCATTGTGAGATGACAGAATTTAAGTACAGAATGAGATTGGGTAGAAAACCAGACCAACCTACAGATAGGGATTTACAAAAAGCCTTATGGTATCAAGAAAAAGCTAAAAAATTACGTGATGAGTTACGCTAGAAAACAAAAAAGACAATTAAAGCGTGATTTTAAAGACCCAAAGAAACGCACTAAGATTGTTGAAATACATAACACTAAAGTTCGTAAACAACAAAAGAAAGACAAGAGGTTCGAGGTTATCGTGACCTCTTCTTTCATGTTGGTACTTATTGTTGTAATAGCATTGAAACTATGGAAGGTGATTTAAGTTTTGGTAGTTTTTCACTAGATGAATTGAACTTAGATATTCAATTAGATGCTTTAAACTTTGATTCATTCGATAATATGTTTGAACCACAAGAAGCACCTACAGAACAGCGTTCACACTTCATAGTAATATGCACCAACGAAGAACAAGATGAGTTGATTCGTGAAAAGTTTAACCTTGGATTGAAGACTAAATCTGGTAGAGGTAAATACGAAACGAATATTATTCAAGCAGAACAATTAATTGATTTATTCTAATGGAACAAAACGAAGAATCTGAACCTAAAAAACCTAAGGTTACAAGACCAAGAAAGAAAAAAGTAGAGCCAAGAGGTGTAAAAGCTGGAACTAAGCGAGGTAAATATATTATAAAACCTAAAAAACGAGGTGATGAAGGGCTTTCTTTCATTGAAAAAGTACAATTTAGGAACAAATACAGTGAGAAAGAGGTAAAAGAAGCACTTTATCCACTAAAAGTACCTAAACCAGACGATGTTACTAAAAAAGATGAGCCTATAGAAGTTGAACAAACCGATGTACCTAAAAGAAACCTTGGTGGCAGACCTAAAGGTAGATTGAATAGAAGTACAGTTGTTCGTGCTATTTTAGAAGCTACACGATGGGGAAAAGACCCTATTACTGGTATTGAGTCATATATTCCTATAGAATATCAAATGACACTAGCTATTTTACAAAAAGCACTCAAAGGTGATGTAAATGCCTATAAAGCATTAATGGATAATGCGTATAAACCTCACGCACAAGAAGTTGAAAGTAAAAACGTAACAGTTGATATAAGCAACTTTTCAGAAGAAGATATTAAAGCACTATTAAATGACGATGACGATGACGAACCAGACTACTTTAGAGAACAAGAACTTGCCCTCGGAGAACGAACAGAAGACAGCAACGAAGGAAGAAGCGAGGAAAGCACTGGAATACCATCTTAGAGCCAAGTTAGGTAAAGATGATTTTTGGGAGTTTTGTAAGTTCTATGATAAAGACTTTTTTCTTAAACGTAAATTCTTGCAACGTGTCGCTAGAGCATTCCAAAGAATCGAAGAAGGTAAGATTAACTCTTTATCAGTATCAGTACCACCAAGGGGTGGGAAATCATATATAACAACTTTGTTTTGTGCTTGGACTTTAGGTAGGAATCCTTCTGAATCTGTAATGCGTAATACTTGTACTGGAACTCTATATCAAAAGTTCTCTTACGATGTACGTCAAGTATTAAAATCAGAAAAGTTTAATTCAGTATTTCCAGAAGTAAGTATATCCAATGATAAAGCCAATCTTAATGGTTGGAATACAAACTTATCTCGTCAAGTAGGTTATTTTGGTGCTGGTGTAGGTGGAACAATTATCGGTTTTGGTGCTACAAAACTTGCTATTACCGATGACTTGTATCGTGGTATTGAAGATGCACTATCTGATGTTACCAATGATAGGGTTTTACAATGGAAAGAAGGTACTCACGACTCACGTCTTGAACGAACGTGTGCTAAGATTGATATTGGTACAAGATGGTCTACAAATGACGTTATAGGCAAGAATTTTCAAGAAGGAAGTTATGATGAATCTATAGTTATTCCTGCCTTAGATGCAAATGAAGAAACTTTTTGTGCCGATGTAATGTCTACAGACCAATATAAAATGATTCGTAAGAAAATCAATCCAGATATTTGGAGTGCGGAATATATGCAAGAGCCAGTCGATTTAAAAGGTCGTTTATTCTCTAACTTACGTACTATTAGTGAAGCAGACTTTAACCTCATCAAAGGTAGAAGTGCTGGAAGTATTGCTTACGTCGATGTATCAGACCAAGGTGCAGATTATACGGCTATGGCACTAGCAGTTATCATTGATGGTACAATTTATATTGCAGATTATTGTTTTAATAAAAATAACACCGATGTAACCATTCCTTTGATTGCAGAGAAGTTAAATAGATACAGAACTTCATATTGTCGTGTAGAGAGTAATGCAATGGGGGCGGTTTTCGCTAGAACACTTCAAAAACAGACTAGAACTAAGATTTTACAAGTACATAACACACAAAATAAAATGACTCGTATAATTATGCAATCAGCAAGTATAAATAATGCTTTTGTATTCGTGAAATATGAGAATAATAACGATTATCACCAGTTTATGACAAACCTACTATCTTTTAGTAAGGAAGGTAAAATGAAAAATGATGATGCGCCTGATTGTCTTGCTGGGTTATCAATGTTAATTAAATCTTTGTTTAAAAGGTTGGATATATAAAAAAAGAGTATATTTGTGCAAGTTATTAGTGCTTTTCTTTCTTTTCTTTCGGTGCTAACTACTTTTGATTCTTTCTTTCAGCCCTCTCGCTATTTATTTGGCTTGAGGGCTTTTTTAATGCACAAAAAAAGCCGTAAAATAATCACGGCTTAATTGTGTTCTATTAAGAAAAGAGGAAGTTAGTGCACCTATACCTACTATTTATTAACTCCCTTCTTTAATCGAAGAAATAATTTCTTTTCTTCATCACTTAGGGTAATTCCTAATTCTCCTTGTATTTTAATCAATGCAGATGCTCTGTAATCTATTGATTGTGCTTCTTGAAGTATATCGTCTTGCAATACCGGTAAATGTCCGTAATCAGCAACTAATCTCAATCCTTCTTTATCTAATCCTAATTGTTCAGTAATATTATTATAAATCCTTTCAGCTTCTGGAATGATAGTAGAAGTATAACATAATCTTTCACCATAATTCACGTTAGAGTAAGTCGAACCACTTTCGTTAGAGAAAATATAGTAGTTAAGACCAAAAGCGTCTATAATAGCAAGTTTATCAGCTTTAAGTTCATCAAACAACATTAAATCCTTAGTAGGATAAGACATTGGCGTCCATTTAACGTCGTTTTCAGAAATAATAATCTCGTCTTTACTTCTATTATACCAATCTTTACGTATTTGTTCTTTTTCTTCTGGACTCATTGGTAAAGCACCACCTAAATCAGAGTTTGAAGCGGACAATATACCAATAGCACCAATGTTCTCTAAAAGTATGTTACGTTTATTGTATTGAGCCTTAATATTAGATAATGGGTACTTTAAAGACTCAATTCTTGATATAGAATCTAAAATATTAACACCATCCGTAGTTTGAATGATAACAACTTCTTCATTTGTTAATGTTTCTGGTTTTTCACCTTCATAGTTATAAGTATAATCTTTAATAAGACCACCTTTATCCATTTGTTTAAGAGTTCTACCCGAAGTATTGATTTGAACCTTATGTCTAGCAAGTGGAACAAATAAATTAACTATTCCAAAACTTCTTCTTGGTGCATAACACAAAGCAGTTGAAAATAAACTATCATTTACAGATATAGAATACATTACGTCCTGCCAAGTCTGCATTGGATTAGGATTCTTAATTAAATCAAGTACCCAATGTTTTTCTACTTCCGTACCATCTTCTTTTACAAGTCTTGGACGACCTTGGGAAAGCATTTGAGCCTTTTTATCGACAACAGTTCTTAATTCTGGTATTTCAACGTATGCTTGAAATGGTTTTTCAGTATTCATCCAGATAGGTACTTTTTTACCATAGAAGTCATGTTGATATGCTCTATTTGTATCTAATAGGGTGTTTATTTCCCTAAGTTGATTATTATTTATAGGTGTTCCGAAAAAAGCATTCCAAAAAGAAGGGTTACTCATAATAATTTTTTTACATTTGTACAACAAATTTAAGTAAATATGAATAATAAACTTAATTCTACCTATAAAATTAAATCACATTCTTTAGAAATTAAGGATGTTGATGCGAAATCTCGTAAGGTAGCAATGTATTTAGCACATTTTGGGAACATTGATTCCGATCAAGATATGATTGTTAAAGGTGCTTTTTCTAAATCTTTACAAGAAAGAGGTTGTGATTCTTCTTCAAATAGAAAAATTGCTTTCCTAAGACATCATGATTGGAAAATGCAAATAGGAAAGTTCGTTGAACTTAAGGAAGACGAAAACGGATTATATGCTGTAGGTGAACTTGGAAGTTCTACTTTAGGTAATGATGCTTTATGTGATTACCAAGATGGAATTATTCGTGAGCATTCTATTGGTTTTAAATATTTAGCTGATAAGATTAAGTGGATTGAAGACGAAGCCAAAGATGGTGGTGGATATTACTTAGTTTCAGAGGTAGCACTTTGGGAAGGTTCAGCAGTAACATTTGGTGCTAACGAAATGACTCCAGTATTAGAAGTTGGTAAATCAGAAGAAAAAACTAAGATTATCACTACTATTACAAAAGAAATGGACACTATTGTTAAGGCTTTAGGAAATGGAAGTCGTACTGATGATAGTTTATATTCACTTGAAATGAGACATAAGTTTTTAACTGCACAACTTTCTGAAATTGCAAGTATGAATATCGAAGCAATGGACGTTAAAAAAATAATTGAACCTACAGAAGAAGAAAAATCTTTTGATTGGAGTAAAGTTGTAACTAATATTAAATAATCATGGAAAAAGTAAAACGCACTACTAAAGAAGCTAAAGTTGTTGTAAACAATAAATTTGAAAAACACGAATTAGTAAAGTTTTCATTTAATAACAAAGCACCATATCATCATGAAGGTGTGATTGAAGTTATTTCTGGTGAACACGCAAATATTTTTTTAGAACAAGGTTATGGGGTTGTTTGTAACGATTAATGATTTTACTGGCAAGTTCGCACTTTCTACTGGAATGTATGCGAATACTAATATCCAGTCGTATATAGATAGGTATGAAGATATTTATTTGTCTGAATTGTTAGGTATAAAACTTTATAATCAGTTTATAGCAGACTTGAATGTTAGTAACGTGCCAGTTACAGCAAAGTTTACTAAGATATTTAATCCTTT